GGAAAGTGACTGCGGAACCAATCGTGTTGTTTGATCGAATAATTCCACTGCCAGGGTCGGCATCAACAGTTGAGTTGCTGAACGTGTACTGCACGTTCCCTGAAATGCCTTGTGGACCCGCTGCGCCTGTAGCGCCCGCTGCCCCAGTCGCTCCTGTTGCACCCGCTGGGCCTGTCGGGCCTGCGGGGCCTGCTGGACCAGCAGCAACATTGTCAGACCATTTCTCTATGGACGTAAAGATTTGCCGCAGAACTCGCGGTTCTGCTGGCTCAACTGCTGGGATCGGGTTCGACCACTTTGTCATCAGCGACCAATAGCAATGTAACTGACACGAACGCCTTGCGATACCGCACGCTGCAAGGTAAATCCGCCAAACCCGTCACCAACAACGGCACTGGTAAAGCAGCGAACCGTAAAATTAGACAGGCTTTTAGCGTGAATAGACATAAACTGTGTCGGGACACCAGCATCGCCACTGGTGACTACAAGAGAGTCCAACGCTGTCGCAAACGCAGTCGGGAACGTAACCGTTGCATGACCAAAAACATCTGTAGTTACAACAGCGTCAGCAGCCTTAATGATCTGACCCGCAGCAGCCATGCTCGGACGGAACGTAAGCGGCGTAACCGCCGAGTCATCCACATACTGTTTCCGAGTGAACTGATTAGCAGTAGACGGATTAACAGCAGGACCACTAGGGATACCCGTAAACGGCGTTGTGCCGTCAATTTTTACACGCTGATCGACATACTGTTTCCGAGCAAACTGATCGGGCGATGTTGGATCAGTGCCAGGACCAGACGGAATAGCCGTAAACGCTTTGGAGGCGTCACGAACAATCACTTCAGCATTGACGTAGTTTACAACATCATCAAAGTTTTGGTTGACTTCCGCAGACTCAATGTCTGTGGCAGGAACAAACGTGTATGTCTTACTTACTGCACTCATCGAACCCTCCGAGGGACATATTTAAAAATCAAAGCATCGACACCCCAAAAAACGGGGGCCTGTGCTTCACCTAGCTCAGCAGCAGACAGCACCTTGCCGCCCACTCTTAAAGAAACGGATCGGGCAATACCCAATGTCTGTCCACGGTCCACATATCCGTAGACACCTGACCTCGCCCACCGTGTTGTCCCTGGATTCGCTGGACCAACCCAGTCGGAATCAGGATCATCCCAAATGGCATCGTTGATACCTGAAGCACTGGGAACAGCATTGAACTTAAAGTTTTTCACCGTGACTGTCGGGTCATAATCTGAATAGGAAATGACAGGCAAGTCATAACCTTGATCGACCTGCATCAAAGCCTCAGTGCGTCGCCAACGTTTCTTAATCGCTGGCTCCCCCAAATCAAGCCAACGGGTCTGATACCAAGCATCAATCGGCTCGATTCCCAGCTCGGGACCAAAGTTGTCGTAGTACTGTCCAGTCACATCAACTTTGAACACCAGGTTTGTGCCGTACACATACGCCAAACTGTCAACAGTTCTGTAACCACGACTGTAGGGACCGAGTTGCAGCGAGTATTTCGTCCATGACCCACCTGTTTTCAGGTTGGGGTCGAGAACAAACGTGACACCTCTGGGGGGTGTCGGGTCATCTGCCCACGGCACTGAAACCCACAACCGATTGTTGACCCAACCCATATCAACTTTGTCGGCTTGTGATCGGGGAATGTCACCGTCACGCAACGCAGGCAAAATCTGACTGAAAACGTTTGTAACATTTCGACCCGTGTAAACATTTACACCCGATGAGTGGTCAAAGAAGAACACTCCCGCTGGGGTTGCAATGGTCGCTGCATGAGAAACAGATCCAACCGTGTTGGAAACGTTGACCATGCTGAAAGTTTCAGCCGAGTCACCGTAGATGGCGTATACCGAGTCACGTTTAAAAATGAGCAGCTGATCGCCAAACGGAACCATTGCTGTGATCGGATCAAAGTCTTTGCCTTCATCGATATCGATAAAATCGTCTGTACGCCAGTTTTCACCCGAGTTGTCAAAAGTGTTGGCCCATGAGAAACGAATACGGTTGGGGAAACTGTTTACGCCGCCAGCACCCTCATAGGTGCTGGCAACCCACATGTAACCTGCATGAACAGCAGCATGGTCGGCTCTGATGACGTTACCGCTGGTAGCGGTAATCGTGTCGTTGAAAGCGTTACCCATCGTGGAAGCTATAGAACCAGTGAACTTGGCTACATCAGCGTTGCCTCTAGCCCAGTAACAGTTGTTGTTGAACGTGACAGGACAAACATCTTTTGTTGCGGAACCAAGACTGGTTCCGATTGTCGTCCAAACCGATGGGACGCTGCTGTATACAACAGTGCCAACCTGCGCCATTGTGTGAATTGTTCCTGAAGCGTTGAACGTCCAGATACTGTCGGGAGAAGCAGCCAAAGGGGTATTCGAGAACGGTGTTACTCCACGTCGAACCTGAAATCCTCCACGACGATCCAAGTCAACGTTCATTAGGTCGGGTGACTCGTTGTCACCCAACTTGAAAGCATCCGAAACAAGGTTGATTCCACCCGTAAAATCGCGCAGCGAATACAGTTGGGTCCGCTTAGGAGTAGTTCTCATGGCAATCAGTCAAACGGGTAATGCAGTCGGTTTGGTTGACGAACCCGAGGGCCACCACCAAGCACAAGCGGGTAAGCACCAGGGGCATCGCCGTACTGCTTTTTCAACACATCCATCTCGGCGTTAAACGCACTGATGAACTGCTGTGCCATCTCAGGATCTTCCTGCTGCAAATACGCCATACCCACCAGATACAAACGGATAGCGTCATGAAAGTCGTCAGGGAAATCAGGCACTGCACCTGCACCATCAGCAACCCAATCTTCAACCTTGCGGTAGCCACGCAGATTCAACGTGTCAGCCATGTCAGGAGTTGGATACAGACGGAGAGTGTCGCCCCACACGTTGTAAAACGTCACAAATCCACTAGACGTTTGATACGGAAGGTACGCTGCTTCAGCCTCGTCACGACCCATAAAGGTCAGACGACGGTCGTTGCGAACAATAGAAACAACTTCGTCGGCAGCAGGACTAAGAGCCGACAGTGCGTAATCGCGTGTTCCGCTGGTGGTAGTGAGAACCCATGAGGTTTCAAAGAACGGCCAACGTTTGCGGCTACGGGAAATCTTGATTGAAGCATCCCTAGCCCACACATCGAGCAGCTCGTTCGGGATTTCAGATTCATCCAAATCCAAGTGCTGACGCACATAAACTCGCATTTGATCCAACGTGTATGCCATTACAGTTCACCCCGAGAACGAAGATGTCCGACACACCATTCAGTCCCTTTAGCGGGTCGAGCTCCACACGGATCGCCCGCCTTGTTGGTGTCGGCACACCCACCGACTGCCTGCACGATTGTTGGCAGTGATGATCCTGAACCGATTGCGGGAACAGCAGCGTTTTGGAATCTGACTCGGGACGAGTCGGTTGTGCCGCCCATTGCTGGTACAGCATTTGCACCGTAACTGACTGCTAGTTGACTCACAGAAACTCCCGAAAAGGTTTGTAGAACGAAACGGGGCGAGGGCCGAAACCCCCGCCCCGTAACTCATGCTTGTTGCGCTGCTATCAGGCGGTCTTAGCGGTAAGAACACCTTGGCGTGCGCGGTTGCTGATCGTGAGTTCGCCGTAACACAGGATCTGTGCGTAACGAGCATCCTTGTTGTTGGGACGAACAAACGGGGTTGGCTTGAACCAAGTGTCCGAGTGACCGACAAGACGGATGTACTTCGTGTTAAGGAAGAACATATCGCCAGCCGTGACGTAGTTGTCATAAACGATTGGCGCACCCTTGAACAGAAGGTTCTGGAATCCACCATCAGCGGTCTTGGAGTCCATGAAACGCTCCTGTGGCTGAAGAAGATCCTCATACTTCTCAAAGAGGGTACGGGTCGTAAGGATCACGTTCGGCTGGTCGTTGCCAACTGAAACGGTGTTGTACGCAGTACGCATCTGAGCGAGCGTAAGAGCGCCAGCAGTCGTGTTCTTGTGGCCAGGAGCCCACCAAGTATCAGCGGTCTGATCGATGCCGCCGATGTTGGTTGAGGACGAATCCTTGACCAGCTTGGCAAGACCAAGCCAATCCTTGCCACTGTTGCCAGTGCCATCACCAGTGATGAACATTTGGTCAAACTTTTCAGTGATGGTTTCTTCAGCCTGGAACGTCTTGGCTTCAAGAAGATCAATGATCTGTTCTTCGCTGTTGTTCTGTGCTTCTTCAATACCAGAAATGGTGATCGAAGCGGCGTACTGCTTCCAGTTGTACTCAGCAGCAGTGATACCAGTCTGAGCAGTAATGTCGATTGAATCGTAAGCCGAGTATGATGCAGCAGTACCGTTCGTTCCGTAAAGGAGCGGAAGAACAATCTTCGAGCCACCAGAGATGGTACGAACCTGTCCTGCTTGCTTCAGGAAGTAAACAAACGGACGTGCTGAAAACACGTTATCGACCAGCTTTGGCATGTGGTTCGCCAAAGTGGTACTCAGGATTGTGTCGTAATTGACATTAGGCATTTCGGGTTTCTCCTAGGTTATGAGGGCTATACGCCCAACGCTTTCTTTGCGGCCAGGTACGCGTCCCGAAGTGAACCGTATTGCTCAGGTTGTGCGGGAACCGTAGTTCCAGAACGGCTAGAGCCTGTATGAACAACACTTGCGGCTTGACGCTTAGCTTCAATCCGTTGCTGCTCCTGCTGCTGTTGACTCCGTAGAGACTCCAGCTGCGTTTGCAGCGAAGTGAAATTCATGTCTGCATAAGCGGCCCGAAGATTAGGGAAACCACCTTTGATTGCGTGAGCAAACAAAATTTGGTTATCGAAATCCCCGAAGTCACTGTGCAGAGTGTTCAGTTCGCTTTCGATTTGCGCCTGGGTTGCGGCACTTTCTTGAGCGGCAATCTTCTGCTCCAACACAGCAATACGAGCAAGATCGGGGTCCATATCCATGTAAGGATCGTGGACATCCCCGCCAACACCAAACGCTTCTTGAAGTGCTTGGAGTGTTCCTTGTGGATCTTGTTGCAGTGCTGCGGTGATCGCTTCAGCTTCCGCCAGTCGAGTCCGCATTTCGGCCAGCTCTTGCGTCTTACGGGTATAATCCGATTGACGTAAGTAACCGTTTCGGGCTTCATCAAGGGTGATCGGTGTTCCATCAAGTTCAAAAATGGACTCAATGGGCTCAGCCGATTCCGTGAAAGAACCGTCAGGAACCGAATCAAATGTCTCATCAGGGGTGCTGGTAGGTTCCGAGTCGAAACTCGATGCCTGTTCCAGTCCTTCAGAAACAAAGTCCGATTCCCCTACCGCCGAGTATTCGGCGTCAGATGTATCAGTCATCATTCCTAGGGAGTCGTGCGTATCTCGCAGGTTGTTCCCTAAGAGTTAGATATGTGTGTCCCGCCTAGACGGGCTGTTGCTGTTGCTGACTAGCCATTTGCTGTTGCAACTGCATCAACACTTCAAGAGGAACATCCTCTAAACCAGTGGGCGCTCCGCCTTGAGGCATAGGCATTGGCATTGATCCTGCACCCATCGGGTTACCACCCATAGGCATAGACATTTGTTCTGGTGGCATTTGCATTCCACCACCGCCCATCGGCATTTGAGGTCCACCCAAACCAGCAGCGTCCATTCCTCCAGCCTGTTGAGCTGCCAAAATGTCTTGCGGATTCGCTTGTGGCGCATCGACACCAACACCAGGGTTGCCTTGCATTGGCGGTTGACCGCCCTGTGGTGGCATTGCGTTTGGATCACCAAGCACAGGAGGGGGAGGTTGCTGTTGCATCAAGAACTTGCCAGGAGACTTCACACCAAAACCATGCTGCAACACATGTTTGGCCAGTGCAGCAGGATCAATAACCGAACCGACCAGCGGTGCCAGTGAGTTCATCATCGCTACGGCCTGCTGGCGACGTTGCGTTTCATTACTGGGCTGGGTTGAGCCACCTTCAACAATGAAATCGAATTCGCCTTCAATGTCCTCATGGGTGTACTCGAACCAAAAAGGTTGACCTTCAGCCCCGACAATGCGTGCTGCCTGCTGCCCAGTCATGTACTGCTGAGCGAGCTGCAACACCTTGCGGGCAATACTGCCAATCGCAATTTCAATCAACGCCAACTTGTCAGCAGACCTGGCATTGGAAGCATCCTGAATCATCGCTGCTTCAGTAGCGGTACGACGAACCTCAGGGGTTGAACCTCGGGCATATTCATTTACACCCGAAACCTTGTCCATGTCGGCTTCAATGATTTGGCTGTACTGGTACAGATCCCCTGCCATTGGCGTGATCGGTACAGGCATAATTACATCCTGCAACGGCTGATTGTCGTCAATTACCTCAATAGCAATGTTGTCCTCGTTGGACTCCAAGCCTTGACGACCTTCAGGCCCCAGTGCGGACGCTCGATACAGATACTTGCGACCATACTTTTTACGATGGTTCATCATCTGTGAACGAGTCTTGTTGAGCTCCTGCTGCGGAGCCTCAACCATCTCCAAATCACCGATTGGGTAAAACTCGTCGGGAACCTCATAGTTCGCAATGAACTCATAGGGATGCCCAAACACGTACGGCATACTGCGAGGATCAATCAGAAAGTCATCTGCGCCTTCAGCAAACACGCACATGCAGTCGTGAACTAGATCGTAATATTCCCAAACAGTGACACGATCAATGTCACCATCCATTTTGCGTTTCTGCTCTGGACTCAGCCAGTCAGAAGAAATGACAGCATCAGCCTTCGTAGATCGACGTGCCTTGTAGTTGTACCGTGGATCACTGCGAACATCTTCAATCGGTCGGACAATGCGCTGGGCAATCCAACGGGCATCTTCCATACACGTTGCTTCGGGATCAACGTACATATCAAACGGGCTGACACGTTCCAAGGTAGGACGATCTTCAACAACAACTGACTTTGTGTCAGGAATATTTGCCGAGATTTCCTCATCAGTCGGAGTCTCAGCTGCCATGTCAGGATTCAACATCGCAAAACTGTCTGCCTGAGCAATCATTTCCTGTTCCTGAGCAGACTTTTCGTCGTAACTCAGGTCAGCAGATTTTTCCTCAAACTTGTAACCAACTTTGATCCAACCATGACCAACAGTCAAAAAGTCTTTAGCGGCTCGACGGAACGGAGCACGAAAGTCATAGTGACGCCACCAATAGTTGATGACGGCCTGCGAAATAATCGCACGATCCTCGTCCTCACCCCTATTGGCCATTACTTCAATGCCAGGATGATTCACCGTGATAGACGGGAAGATTACGTTGATTGTGGAAAACGCAATATTGATCGCAATGCGATCTTCGTCATCCATACCTGCGGGAAAATGCTTGCCCTTATATAGGTCCAGCATTCGATTCCACGTTTGGTCGTAACCCTGTTCCTCACGCCAACGTTTCGCATGATTTAGACGGTTACGGTAACGCTTGAGGCGTTCGGCTTTACTAAGTTTTGCCATTAAACTAACAACGTTCTGGTTCGTAGCCGTTGGCACGCGCTGAGGTCAGCGTTGCGTCGATCCGTTCCCTGAGGGTTGGACCGTTCCAGTGATCGTGGTCTGGAAGCGCAAGCCCAGGGATACCGTCCTCACGCCAATACTTCATCTTGCAGGCGAAACAAGGATGCGGTTGAGCAATGCACTCCCCGTAGGAGTGCGTTGACACTAGATTCCTTGCGCTCCACCTGGACGTGCAGCCTTGGGGGCTGAACCAGGAACTTTGCCCATGTCGGTGCCGTAGCCACCTGGACGAGCAACCTTAGGAACGTCAACGGTCGCCGTAACGGGTGCGAAATCTTGACCGCCACCAACGGAAACTTCATGCTCCATAAACGCTGGGGTTTTCCCATGAAAACAATTCGGGGTTTCACCCGCGCCGACGCTGTTGTATGAACCCTTAGCCATTTAATACTCCAAAATCGTAGGACAGTCCTAGTAAACAGATGAGACTGTCCCGCCCTAGCGTTGAGAACGGACAGAACTGGCACCGATAAGCCATCCACTATCCCGAGTGTCCTCGTCGGAAGTCAAAGACGCCCACCAATCCATTGTCATGTAATTACTGACCTTCTCCTTGTATTCAGGAGCAAACGCATACCCAAGCATCTGGTTTGCAATAGCCAGCGACATCACACGGTCATCGTGAGGTGAACCTCCCATCGACCCTTTCTCGTCACGAACATAAGTCCGCAACTCCCCCAAAGTTCCCGCACATCGCAAGAAAATGTCTTGCTCACGGATCGCCCGACCGAGCTCATCAATCATCAACGGTTTCGTAGACTTGTTTGTATGCCAGCCGTACTCAGTCGTAGGAGTATTGCCTTTGGTGGAGTTCACACGACGACGACGGAAAATCCGTTTATACCCGCACCGTCTAAGAGATGTGATGGTCGTCAAACCATGATTGTTTGACTCGATCCCCACCAACGCTGTGTTGTACCAGGTCGCAAGTTTATAGATTTCCTCACCAAACAAATCGGCAGGAATATGTCCATGCCATTCGGCAACCACATCCCCCGACTGGACTTCGATCACATGGGCGGCAGAGTAGTCGCCCCAGTCCAAACCTTCAGCAACGTCAGCACCAACCACATACGCCTTGTGAGGGTCAGGAAGTTGCCACACCAACACAGGATCTAGGGCGTTGCGGTCATGGTTCGGTAGCCAATCAAAGTTGTTTAACGCCCCCCTCTGAACCAACGTACCCACCACAGGTTCCTCGGGAATGATCTTCTGCAACAGATCATCCACATCAAACACGGTTCGACCAGACTTGATAAACGCAGACTCAGGATCAGACGGATACTCCTGGGCGAGCTGCCAGCTCGTCATCGAACGTTTCTTGTTCTGATACCAGTCGTCATCGCGTTCCTCATTAGCGGACCACGGATAAAACATTGGTGAAAACTGGTTGGTGCGTGTCTCAGCCCCAACCCACATTTGGTGAAAAAAGTTGCCACTGCCATTAGCAGTAGACAATCCA